TGAATCAACAAGAACAGATAAAAAAGGTTATAACTCAAGAATACGTAAAGTGTGCCAAAGATCCGGTTTACTTTATGAAGAAATACTGTTATATACAGCACCCAACACGTGGTCGTATTCTCTTTAACCTCTACCCATTCCAGGAAAAAGTACTTAGTCTATACAAAGACAACCAGTATGCTATCACTTTAAAGTCCCGTCAGCTGGGTATATCAACTTTGGTTGCCGGTTACTCGTTATGGCTAATGACCTTTCAGAAAGATAAAAATATACTTACTCTTGCAACCACACAGGCTACGGCTAGAAACCTTGTAACTAAGGTACAGTTTATGTATGATCAGTTACCTAAGTGGTTGCGTATGAAGTCGGTAGAAAAGAACAAACTAAGCCTTAGACTAAAAAATGGATCTAGAATTAAAGCTGCTTCTTCTAACTCTGATGCTGCAAGATCTGAAGCAGTATCGCTACTGGTATTGGATGAAGCCGCCTTCATTGACAACATTGAAGAAACATTTACTTCGGCTCAACAAACCTTAGCTACAGGGGGACAGTGTATTGCTCTTTCAACTCCTAATGGGGTTGGTAACTGGTTTCATAAGACCTGGGCTAGAGCTCAAACTAAAGAAAATAGCTTTCTTCCTATTAACCTTCCATGGACGGTACATCCGGAAAGAAATCAAACCTGGAGAGATCAACAGGATGCCGACCTTGGTCCTAGAATGGCGGCACAGGAATGTGACTGCGATTTCCTAGCATCCGGTGAAACTGTATTCGAACCAGAAGACATGACTTTCTTAGAAGAAACTCAAATACAGGAACCCATAGAACGTAGAGGTATAGACGGTAATATGTGGATTTGGGAGACACCGGACTACTCTAAGGACTACATGGTGGTAGCGGATGTGGCTAGAGGAGACAGTCAAGACTACTCTGCATTTCATATTTTCGATATAGAGAACGCCAGTCAAGTAGCCGAATACAAAGGTAAACTATCCCCTAAGGACTTCGGTAATGTACTCGTAGGAGCAGCCTCAGAGTACAACGATGCCCTACTCGTAATAGAAAATGCTAATATTGGATGGGCTACTATAGAGCAGGTGTTAGAACGTGAATATCGTAATTTATTCTACTCTTCTAGAAGTCAAAACGAAACTGTAGAATCTTATATGAATAAATGGGATACAGAAAAACTAGTACCCGGGTTTACAACTTCGAATAAAACTCGTCCTCTTATTATAGCTAAGATGATGGAGTACATAAGGGAAAGATCGGTTACAATACGTTCAAAAAGACTTGTAAATGAAATGAGAGTATTTGTCTGGAAGAACGGTAAGGCTCAAGCCCAGTCCGGTTACAACGATGATGTAGTTATGGCCTTTGCTATTGGTCTTTATGTACGTGATAATGCCTTAAGACTACGTCAACAGGGCCTAGACTTAGCACGAGCACAGTTATCTTCTTTTACTAACTTGAATCAACGTAACCCTACTGTAATGACTACAGTTGATAAACGTAAAGATAATCCGTATAATATAGAGACACCACACGGGATAGAAGACATATCCTGGTTGCTTAAGTAGACATATTTATATATAAACCAAAGCCTAAAAAATGGCAGATAGATCACTTTTTTCAAGACTCTCTAAACTATTTTCATCCGACGTTGTAATACGCAACATTGGTGGAAATCAGATTAAAGTAGCAGATATAAACCAGATACAAACTACTGGTAAGTACGAGACTAACTCACTACTTGATAGGTTTAGCCGCCTTTATATCTATAACAATAAGAATATTTTCAACCCTAACCTTAACTATCAGACGTTAAGGATACAACTCTATTCCGACTACGAGGCTATGGATACCGATCCTTTAATAGCTTCAACGTTAGACATTATAGCTGATGAAGCTACACTAAGAGATGAACAGGGAGAGGTACTTACTATCAAGTCTTCAGACGAAAGACTTCAAAAAGTACTTTATAACCTTTTTTACGACGTACTCAATATCGAGTTCAACTTATGGTCTTGGACCCGTAACATGTGTAAGTACGGTGACTTCTTTCTAAAGTTGGAAATAAGTGAAAAATTTGGTGTTTATAACGCCCTTCCCTACACCGTTTACCATATGGTTAGACTCGAAGGACAGGATCCGGAAAACCCGGCCAGTGTACAATTCCATATTGACCCGGACGGATTAGCCTCCTCCCTTGACCCCAACTATGTACCTAAATCTAACAAGAAAGTAATAGAATTAGACAATTACGAAGTAGCGCACTTCCGTCTAATATCAGATACAAACTATCTTCCTTACGGTCGTTCTTTTATAGAGCCTGCAAGAAAGATCTTTAAGCAGTTAACATTGATGGAAGATGCGATGTTAATACATCGTATAATGAGAGCACCGGAAAAGAGAATGTTCTACATAAACGTTGGTGGTATTCCTCCAAACGAAGTAGACCAATTCATGCAAAAAACCATCGACGGTATTAAAAAGACCCCGTACGTTGATAAAAATACCGGACAATATAATCTTCGTTTTAATATGCAGAATATGATGGAGGACTTCTACCTTCCAGTACGTAACGGTGATTCATCTACTCGTATTGAAACCACTAAAGGACTAGATTACGACGGTACTGCCGACGTTGAGTACTTAAGAGATAAAATGTTTGCTGCCTTAAAAGTACCTAAAGCATATTTTGGATTCGAAGGAGATCTTCAAGGTAAAGCCACCCTGGCAGCCGAAGACATAAGGTTTGCAAGAACGGTAGAACGTATACAAAAAATTCTAGAATCAGAGCTTACCAAGATTGCTTTAGTGCATTTGTATGCTCAAGGATTTACCGGTGAATCTCTAACAAACTTTGAGATTAGTCTAACTAACCCATCTATTATATTTGAACAAGAAAAGATAGCCTTACTTGCCGAAAAGATGCAAGTGGCACAAAATATGATAGATTCTCAACAATTCTCTTCCGACTATGTTTACGAAAATATCTTCAACTTATCCGAAGATCAGTATAATCAGATGAGAGATCTGGTACGTGAAGATAAGAAGAGAGCATTTAGGTTATCGCAGATTGAAAACGAAGGTAACGATCCTGTTGATTCCGGGGTTAGTTACGGTACACCTCATGATCTTGCCTCTATGTACGGTAGAAGAGCGGCCGAATCACCTAAAGTACCATTAGGGTACGACGAACAGAACCCACCCGGTCGTCCGCAGGAAAGAGCATCCTTTATAGGTACTCAAGAAGACCCCTTAGGAGGTCGTGATAGACTAGGAACCCACGGTATGAAAGGTGGTTTTCCTAGCGATAATGATAACGTAAATGAAGTAGATTCATTGAAAGCTAAAAGTAAATTAGCCCAGCTATCTGACTCTCTTGAGAGTATGCATAAAAAACGTATGATATTCGAAAAGAAAGAAGAGAAAACCGATACCCTGCTTGATGAAAGCAATATAAAGGAATTGGATAGTTAACTATATTTATATATAATGCCAAAATAATCTACTTATGAAAATTAAGCATTCTAAATTTAGAAATACCGGGCTTATTTACGAATTACTAATGAAGCAGATTGCTGCTGATACTCTTGAGAATAGACCTTCTCCGGCAATCAAGATATTGAAGAAATTTTATTCCGGTAAAAGCTTTCTTGCTAAAGAAAATAAACTTTACGAATACATCTCCAAGAACAAGGGAATCGGTAGAGAAAAAGCCGAAACCGTACTTTCTACCATTACGGAGATATCTCGTAAGCTTGACCAAGCCTCATTAAAGAATCAAAAGTACGAACTTATATCAGATATAAAAAAGAGCTATGACTTAAATCATTTCTTTTCTGCTAAAGTTAGAGATTACAAACCTTTTGCTGCTTTATACTGTTTACTAGAGGCTCAAAATAATTCTGAATTAGTTGACCCTCAAGTATTTGTAGATAATAAGTCTACTATTTTAGAGCACTTAACGGAAAAGAGTCAAGATGAAGATAAAGTACGTCAATCCCTAATTGAGGAATACGGCACTTATGAGAAAGACCTTAAACTATTAACGTATAAAATTCTTTTAGAAAAGTTTAATAAGAAGTACGAAAATTTACTTCCTGAACAAAAAAACATACTAAAAGAATTCATCACCTCAGTAGATTCTACAAGTAAATTAAGAGAGTTTGTTAACGAAGAATTAGCAAAGGTTAAGGTAGAAATCAACAACTTAGTACCTATGGTCTTAGATGACATAGTAAGGATAAAATTAAAAGAGGTAGCAAATAACATTACTCCTTTCTCCAAAAAAGAAAAAGTAGATGACGATACATTAGCTCTTTTAATGCAGTACTATGAGTTGATAAAAGAGATTAGAGAGGCATGAAAAGAAGCAAACTAAGAGAGATAGTTAAAGAGGTAATAGAAGAAGTCTCAACAACGGGGACTGGTGCTTCATTTACTCCCGGCCAAGGTGCCCAATATGCCACTCCTCATGCTTTTGCTAAAAATAACAAAGAAAATAGAGCAACAAAATATACTAAGAAGCTTGGATATAAAAAGGCAGAACGGCCAAAACGTCCATCTCACACTAAAATGTTCGACTACCTACAATGAAAACACTTACAGAAAAATATAACCTAGTATTAGAAGGCAAGTTCAACAAAAAACAATTTGTAAGAGATGCCCGTCTTGCCCACCCCCAACTCGTTACACAGTATAACGGATATGAGGATACTGTAGCCATACTTAAGAACAGAGGATACATCTTCGAGAGTTTAGACAAATATAAAGAAGAAAAACTACCTGTATACGACAACGGAGTAACAGAAGCAGATAGACATCCATTAGAAGCTATTGAAAGAGGGGTAGATTACGAACTAGAGAAAA